CCCGTACCCAACCAAGACGAAGCGACCATATATCGTATGCTCGGTCGCTACCGGGCAGTAATATCCAAAAATAAAACAATTTACAGGAGGTAAAAATCATGGCTATTTCCACCTATAAGATTTTCCTTATGAAGAAAGCAACCACGGGCGAAAGCTACGAAAAGGTTATTGACATTAAGGATTTCCCCGACCTCGGCGGTGCGCCGGAGATGTTGGAGACCACCACTTTGTCTGACAAAATGCAGACCTATATCCCCGGTATCCAGTCCCTTGACGCGCTTGAGTTCACCACGAACTACACCAAGGCTGACTTTACCAAGCTCAAGGCTCTTGAGGGAAAGGAGGAGTCTTATGCTGTGTGGTTTGGCGGCGAGGAAACTGGCGGTACTTTGACTCCCACTGGCTCTGACGGTAAGTTCGAGTTCAAGGGTCAGCTTTCCGCGTTCCCTGTTGGCGGCGGCGTGAATGAGGTCGTTGATATGACCGTCACTATCGCACCGTCTACGCCTATCACCGTAGCAGAGTAAAAGAAAAATTAGGAGGACAGAACAATGAGTAAACAGTTGACTTTCACTTTCGAGGATAAGGAATACACCCTCGAATACACCCGCAGAACCGTTGCGGAAATGGAGAAAAAGGGTTTTATCGCGTCTGAAATCACCGAAAAGCCCATGAGTACCCTCCCGGCACTGTTCGCAGGTGCGTTCCTCGCTCACCATCGTTTTGTGAAACAGGACACCATTGACACAATCTATTCTAAGCTCACCAAGAAAGAGGAGCTTATCGGTAAGCTGGCAGAAATGTATAACGAACCGATTATGACCCTCGTTGAAGAACCCGAAGAAAGCAAGGGAAACTTGAACTGGACAGCGACTTGGTGAGTGACCCGCTGTCCTCCACTGAGGGGAGTGGTGGTGTTACTGCCACTGCTCCCCTCCACTCTTACAGAGAGAAATTTGAGGAGCTTTTTCCATACTATCTGTCTCTCGGTATGACCGAGGAACAGTATTGGGATAGGGATTGCCGATTGGTAATTGCCTATCGCAAAGCGGCAGAACTCCGAACGAGCAGAAAAAACCAAGAGATGTGGTTACAGGGTGCGTATTTCTACGAAGCTCTGTCCCGTGTGTCACCTCTGCTCCATGCTTTTGCCAAAAAGGGTACGAAACCTGCTCCGTACTTGTCAGAACCGTTTTCTATTACGGAAAAACAGGCTGAGTATCAGCAGGAAGAAAAGGACAAGAAAATCTACGATAAGGGCAAAGCACTTATCGAGGGCTTTATGGCAAAGCATAACAAAAAATTTGAAGGGAAGTGAGAACCGTGTCTACCACAATCGAGCAGTTGGAATTGGAAGTACAATCGAGTGCTACATCAGCAGTCGGGAGTATAGACGCGCTTGCTTCTTCTTTGGGTAAACTGAAAACCGCCACCAAGGGTGGCGTAGGACTGACTGCTGTTGCCAAACAGCTTACCACACTAAATACCGCACTGAACGGTATCAGCTCCACCAACGCGGATAATCTAAACAAGATGGCACAGGGCTTACGGGCACTTTCCTCCTGTGGAAATCTCAAGCTCTCGTCCTCTGTGGCAAATCAGATTACCAACCTCGGCACAGCGGTACGGTCTCTGAATGGGACTGATTTTTCCTCGCTTGGTCGGCTTGCAGACGCATTTACCCCGCTTTCCACCATCGGCAAGTCGAACCTCAACAGCTTTATCTCTCAGTTACAGCGATTGCCGCAAGCGGTACAGGCTCTCAACGGTGTGGACATGGGCGGGTTGGGAACACAGATTTCTCAGCTCGTATCAGCTCTCGCCCCTCTCTCGCAGATGGGGAAGAATAACCTCACCTCGTTCGTGACTCAGCTTGGCAAAATCCCCGCTCTTATGCAGTCCCTAAAGACGGTAAATATCGGGGAGCTTGCTTCACAGGTTCAGCAGTTGGCTGACGCTTTCGCTCCTCTCGCCACGCAAATGCAAGCCATTTCGAGCGGGTTTGCGGCGTTCCCGGCAAGAATCCAAAAGTTGATTACCAGTACGAACAACCTGTCCAAGTCGAACGATAAAGCGTCCACAAGCTATGTGAACCTCGCCGCGAAAATCAGTATCGCTGTTATAGCGGTCAAAAAAGCCGCGTCTGTACTGGCGGGATTTATCAATAAGTCCAACCAGTATGTCGAGGACTTGAACTTGTTCACCGCTTCTATGGGCGAGTATGCAACGGCGGCACAGGAATACGCAGAGCGAGTCAGCGAAATCGTTGGTATCGACCCCGCCGAATGGATGAGAAACCAAGGCGTGTTTATGACGATTACCAAGGGTTTCGGTGTGGCAAGTGACAGAGCGTACACGATGAGTCAGAACTTGACTCAGCTTGGGTATGACATTTCCTCGTTCTTCAATATCCCGTTCGAGGAGTCGTTCCAAAAGTTGCAGTCGGGTATCTCCGGCGAACTTGAACCGCTCCGTAGACTTGGTTACGACCTGTCTGTGGCTCGTCTGCAACAGGAAGCATATACCCTCGGTATTGAGAAGAAAGTATCGGCTATGACACAGGCTGAGAAAGCGGAGTTGCGTTACTACGCCATTATGACACAGGTAACGACAGCACAAGGCGATATGGCAAGAACGCTGAACGCTCCCGCGAACCAACTCCGTGTCCTGCAAGCGCAGGTAACTCAGTGCGCCCGTGCAATCGGTAATATCTTTATCCCCGCTCTGAACGCAATCCTACCGTATGCGATTGCCGTAGCAAAGGTCATTCGTCTTATTGCAAACGCTATCGCAAGTCTGTTTGGATTTGCTCTGCCAGAGATTGATTACAGTGGTATCGGCTCGTCTGTCGGCGGTATTGCGGACAGTACGCAGGATATTGGTGACGGTCTCGGTGACGCAACCAAAAAGGCAAAGGAGCTGAAAAATGCTCTGCTCGGCATTGACGAGCTAAACATTATCTCTCCTCCCGAAGATACGAGCAGTAGCGGTTCGGGTATCGGTGACATTGGCGGCGGTGGAGGTCTCGGCTTTGACCTGCCGACCTACGATTTTCTTAACGATGCTATCAGTTCAAAGGTTGATGAGATTGTTCAGAAAATGAAAGAATGGCTCGGTCTGAACAAGGAAATCGACTCGTGGGCTGACCTATTCGATACCCGTCTTGGAAAAATCCTGTTGACGGTGGGAGCTATCGGCGCAGGTCTCGCGGCGTGGAAAATCGCAAAGAGTGTTGCCGATTTCGTGAAGTATATTACCTCGTTCAAGGGATTCGGTGCAGGTTGGGCGGGACTCGGCGCACTTGGGCTGTTGTCCGACCTCAATGAGTTCATCGGATATTTCCAAGACTTCCTTGAGAACGGCGCAACATTCCAAAATGTTGTTGGTATGATAAGCGAGTTCACAGGTGCAATCGGTGACTGCTTGATTATCCTCGGCAATCTCAAGATTGGCGGTGCGCTCAAGGTCGTACAGGGTATCGGCGAAATTGCCGTTGCAATCAAGGACATTTCCGAAAGCGGTGTAAATTGGGAAAATGCTAATACCGCTATCAGAGGTCTCACTAATATTGCAATCGGTATCGGTGTGTTTACGAGCAACCTCAAGGTAGCGGCATGGGGACTGGCTATTCAAGGTTTTACCTCCATTATCACAGAGATTGGCGCGAATTGGGACGCAATCAAACAAGGTGATTGGAGCGGTGTGGATAAGGTGACGCTGATTATCGGCGCACTGGAAGTTCTTGGCGGTCTCGCTATGGCGTTAAATGTGTTCTCCAAGCTCAAGGAGGTCGCTACTATCGGTAAGGCTTCCGAAGCGGTCACGACCGTTGCGACAGCAACAGAAACTCTCGATACAACGGTCCGTGCAAAGCTGTCCCCGAACCTAACTTCTCTTGCAAAGAACCTCGGTTTGGGTATCGTAATTGTCGCAGAAGTCGCGGCGGCGGCACTTCTCATCACAGGAGCAATCATTCTACTCGGTGAGGGATTAGCGCAGGTCGGTGAATCTTGGCAACCTGTTATCGACAACGGCGGTACGGTTGCGGCGGCTATGGGTATCGGTGTCGGTATCTTGGCGGGTGTCGGCGTTGTGACCGCTCTGCTCGGCTCTGTCGGCACTCCGCTCATTGTGAACATTGCTCTCGGCACGGCTATCCTCGCAGAATTGGGAGTCGCAACAGGATTGTTCCTTGTGGAGATTTGGGCTATCGGTAAGGGTCTGGACGAAATCGGTCAAGCATGGCAACCTGTTCTTGATAACGGGGAAACCATTGCAACGGGTATCGGTCTCGGTACGGCTCTGCTTGTTGGTATCGGCGTGGTAACTGCCGCTCTCGGCGTGGCTACCGTGGCAAGCGCAGGTCTGCTCCCGTTGGCTATCGGACTCGGTACGGCTCTGTTGGTAGAGCTTGCGGCGGCGTTCGTGCTGTTCTGTGAGAGTTTGGTCGCTACCGCAGACGAGCTTGGAAACAACCTCGCCCCCGCTCTCAATAACCTCAACAGTAAACTGCCTACGCTGTCCGATAATATGAGCGATTTCGTTGATTTTATGACGGAGTTCGCCGGACAGGTGGTACGGTACACGGAGGTTTCGGCTATCGCCGGACTGAGTGCGACCATTGACACCATCATTGGTTGGTTCACGCAAGACCCCGTTGAGAAACTGGCTGACGATGTGGAGAACATTTACAACCAAACCACTACCCTTAACGAAAAGCTGAACTTGGCTGTACCCGAACTGAAAACGGCAATCGACCTGCTCAAACAGTATAAGGGCTTCCTTACTGAAATGGAAACGCTCTGCAACAGTAATGTTGAACTGTCTACGGGTATGTTCGTGAACATGAAAGAGGTCGGTCAGAAGCTCGTGACGGGATTTGTGGACGGTATTAAGTCCAAGTCCTCTGACTTCTCTAATGCGGCGAAAACACTGGTGGACGGGTTCAAGAACTCGCTGAACACCAACGCCACAACCTGTAAGTCGAGCTTCATTTCTTGGGCTTCCAACCTCAAGAACTGGTTTACCTCCGCGTCCTTTGGCGCAATCAACCGAACGACATTCGGCAACTACGCCAAGGATATTGTGAGCGGTTTCAACAATGGTATCACCAGTAATTACCCGACTGCTAAGAGCGGTATGGTATCGTTTGCAAACACCGTGAAGAACGCCTTTACAGGGATTGTCTCGTACAGCGTGTTCTATGACATTGCCAAAGATGTTATTAGCGGTTTCAACAATGGTATCAATGACTTCTACGATACGACTCGACCGTATATGCGGCGTTGGGCGAATGACGCGGCGGCGGCATACAAAGCGGCGTTAGATTCCAATTCCCCGTCTAAGCGGTTTATGCGTATCGGTGAGGACACCGTTCTCGGCTACAACCTCGGTATCAGCAATCTCGGCGGTACGACAAAGGGCGTTGTGACGGATTGGGCGAACTCGTTTTCGAGCATGAATCCGACAATGAGCTTTGCAGTCGATACCTCGGCTCTGAAATACTACAACAGTGACTCGTTCGCACAGTCTGTGTCTGCCGATGTAGCAACGCACAGCACCGTTACCGCAACGGGTTTCAAGGAGGGCATGGAGGAGTTTTACAGAGAGTATATCGAACCTACGCTGTCTCAGATGGCAGACGATATGCGCCGACAGGCTGATAAGCAGGAACAGACCGTGGTTCAGATTGGCAACCGTGTTGTCAATGACGCGGTTACTACTCAGAAAAAAGCCAACGGCTATGTATTCGCACGATAAGGAGGGGTGAGAATGGCTTATTTGGCAATCAACGGTTACGAGCTACCTCCCCCGAAGCGAGGAGTACGCCCCACGGTGACTACCGTAGTGGACGCAGGTAGAAACGCCAACGGTTCGGTAGTCGGTCAGCGTGTGGGTCGAGACCAGTACAAGATTGACAGTCTTGAGTGGTCTTGGCTCACTGCCGACCAGTGGGCGCAAATATTGAATGTGCTGAGTCACTTCTTTGTATATGTAACATTCACCGACCCTGTGACGAACTCCCTCAAGACCATCAAAATGTACTGCGGTGATAGAACCGCAGAACCGTATTGGGTGGACGAGAACGGGAAACCGACACATTACAGAAATTGCAAGGTGAACTTGATTGACTGCGGAGAGTAAGGAGGGGATTTTATGCAGAAAGTTTCAAAAGCATATAAAGAAAGCATGAAATCCTCTCTCCGCGAGAGAGCGTATATTATGATTTCGTTCGGTCTGCTCAATCAAGAAGCACAGGCGAAAGCAAAGGTCGAGCAGGGTGATTTCACCTACTATTCCAACTCGGCAAATATCCTGTCTGAAAAAACGGACGATACAATCTATGCCACCCTTGAGGAAAACTTCACCAAGGTAGACGGGACGATGTTCTTTCTCCCAAGGCAGAACGCTTCCAACGCCTACCTCGACACGGGCATTATCAGCGACAAGCTCCTCACAGCGGCACAGTTTGAGCTTACTATCAACCTCAATGTTCCGGCTACTGACTTCAAGGGTATTACTATCAATTTCGGTGAGAATTACCCTGTGAATTTCGATTTGGTGAGCAGTAGCGGACAGGTTGTCGAGTTTCGCAATAATACGGAGGGGCTGTTCAGCACCGAAGAAGTGCTAACAAATACGACCTCAGTGAAACTGGTCGTTTACAGTATGAAGAACCCCCATAGTCGGGTGCGTATCTACTCTATCCGATTCGGTTACGGTCTCGTGTACTACAATGACTCCGTAATGGCTTCTTCCCTTGAGAGCTATGTTTCCCCTATTGGGGCAGATGTACCGCAGATTGATTTCTCGGTGCAACTCAAGAACTACGACCACTACTTTAATGTAGACAACCCGAAATCGGCTATCAACTTCCTTGAGACAGGACAGGAAATGGAAATCTACTATGGCTATCAGCTTCCTACGGGGGAAGTTGAGTGGATTAGGGGCAACCACCTGTTGTGTTCAGAGTGGGAGTCGGACGATTACACCGCCACTATCCGTTGCCAAGATGTATTCCGCAGTATGGACGCTGAGTTCTACAAGGGACTGTATCGGAGTGCGGGTAAGAGCTACTACGATTTGGCGGTGGAGGTTCTGAATGACGCAGGACTGACCGATTACTATATCGACCCGCAACTGAAAAATCTGAAAAGCAAGAACCCCATTCCCCGTGTTCAGCATAAGGAAGCGTTACAGATTATCGCCAATGCCTGTCGGTGTGTACTGTCTCAAACGAGAATGGGCGGTATACAGATAAAGTCCAATTTTATCCCAGAAGCGGCGGCGAGTGCGAACGCGGAAGCGACCTACTCCAATGTCGAAAAGATTATGGACGGTACTGTCAAGGACGAGTATGCCACCTTTGCACAAAACTACACCACGGCTGACGGGTCTATGTTCTTTCTGCCCCGCAATTTCGGCAATGCTACGCTTAACACGGGCTTTGTCTCGGCGGTACAGTCCAAAGCGGACGGAACATTCACCACGAACCCAGTTATCACTATCACACAGGAAGTCGCGTGTATGTACTACGGCGTAAAGCTATCATTCGGACACGCCATTCCTGCCGCTTTCACAATCCGCACCTACAATGACGGAACGCTTGTGACAGAGTACGAGGTCGGAGCGGACGAAATCAGCAAGAACACGGTTATTCACACGGACTTTGACGATTTTGATGTTATGAAAATCGAGTTCACAAAGACCGCCGAACCGTATAGTCGTATCGTGCTGAACAATTTCAGCTTTGGTGACATCACCGATTTCACTATGACTCGTACCGATATGACATCTTCCCCGAAAGCTATCAAGCAGGAGCTTGTGAAAGAGGTTGTCGTGCCCTGTTACAGTTATCAAACGGGCAATCAGCAGGAAAATCTCGTGAGTGAGGAAGTCACAGTTACCGTGGGTGATGTGGAGACCTTTTTTGTGGGCGAACCCTCTTACGGTTTCTCTGCCGCACTGGAAAACCAGTCTGGCGGTGTTACCATTTTGGAGTCGGGCAACTACTATATCAAGGTCAAGTTCACTCTCGCAGGTACTTTCCGCTTGGAAATTTCGGGGTATCGCTACAAAATCGTGGAGCGGTACGCCACCAAGACGCTCAACAATCGCGGCAAGACCATCAAGTGGGAAAACCCGCTGATTTCCGATATGGAGATGGCGCAAGACCTCGCTGACTGGCTCGGTGACTACTATCAGTCCGGCATTGAGTACGAGTACGATACTCGCGGCAATCCCGAAATTGATGTAAATGACATCGTTTACCAAGAGAACGAGTTCCAGTCGGATATGAAAGTCAACATCTACCGACACACCGTCATTTTCAATCAGAGCTTTGCGGGTAAGGTCACGGCTCGTAGGACAGGAGGTTAAGATATGGCATGGACAACGCCTAAAACAGACTGGTACGGAGTCACAAACCCTACTGATGGGGTATATACGGGAGACAGGTTCAACGCGGTCGATTTCAACCGTATCAAGAACAATCTCACTTATCTGCGGGAGTTGGCTCTCAAGATGTATGATGAGTTCTCTATCGTCTCTCTTGGTGCTGACCGTACCTATTCGGATTACTTCTATGCTGATGAAATCAATCAGCTTGAGGAAAATCTGAAAACCATCAACAACAAAACTCTCAAGAGGTCGTATGGCAACCCTCCGACCTATGTAGCAAACGGTAACACAATGGATTTTGCAGAGCTGAATCGGTTGGAACGCGCCATACTTGACCTCTACGACAGGCTTACCAATGAGTCTGAGGGGAGAAGAATGTTTACTTGGAATTTTGGAATGAGAGGAGGAGACCTGTAAATGTCTTGGGAACTGTTACCCGTAAATTATACGGACGCTGTGTGGAGCGGTCTAAAACGATACAACACCATCACTAATGAGGACGGTACAGTATCGTTCCAAGATGTAACTGCGTACAGTAACAAGGAAACCTCGTTCTTTGGGGCGAGGGACGCAAACCGAATGAACGAAGCTCTCAATACCCTTATGTCGATGGTGGAGAACGGTTCTGACCTGTATGAAGCGTTTCAGAACTATTTTACCACACAGAAAGGGCTTTTTGAGAACGAAGCGGACTCCAAGCAGGACGATTTTACCGCGTATATTACTGCTTTGGAAGCGGAGGGAGACAATGTAATTAACTCCCTTAAAACCGATTACCGCACGGAAATGGACACTTTTGAGAGTCAGCAACAGGCACTATTTACAACTTGGTTCGAGTTCGTCAAGAATCAGCTTGGAGAAGATGTTGCCGGAAATCTGCAAAATCAGATTACCGCTCTCGACACCAAAACGGACGGTTTTGACCCCCGCACAACTACTTTCTCTGCCGATGGGAAGACCATCACGGAAATCGACTCGGCGGGAAACAAGAAAATCGAAACCGTGTTCACTTCCGATACAGTTATCACGCAAAAGCTCTACAAGAAAGAGTCAAACGGAAGTTATTCCCTCGTAAACACTAAGACCATCACATTCAGTGCAGACGGTCTAAACATCACAGAGGAGGTAGTGTAAATGTCTTGGGCAGAAGCAAAATGGACTGTTGACAGTCTGTTGCAGAAAATCGGGCAAGCCCCGAACAACATGAGGAGCTTTATCGCATACTCGCTTTCCGCGACCAGTATCGGTTTGAAGTTTCAAGAACCCGCCGACAGCTATGACGCAAACAACAATCTGATTTGTTCCGTGGGCGGTGTAATGATTCGCATGAGCGATACTGGTTATCCTGCGAAGCCCTCTGAGGGAACGCTCGTGGTAAACAACACCAATCTCGGTGCGTATGCCAACACACCCTTTACGGTGAGCGGACTCACCAAGGGTAAAAAGTATTATTTCTCCGCGTTTCCGTATTCTGTACAGGGTGTTTACAACCTGTCGAGCAATGCGGCAAACAGAGCGGACGCTACCCCCGCCGCGGGAGAAATCGCCAATGTCACCATTTCTATTGACGATGATTCCGCGTTTTCCAGTGTGGTAGTCACCTGTGTCGATGAAACAGAGTCCGCGTCTACGCAGTCGGCAACGCTCACTAAAACGAAGAAAACAGCTTCCTTTGTAGTTCCTATCGGTCATACCTATCATATTGAGTATGGCGCGGAGGACGGGTACAGCAAGCCGGATAACACTACGCCGAAAGTTTCTGTGGCAGGGACGACCTCGAACTACACCGCGACCTACTACTACTTCACGGCTACGATTGCCGTTACTTATCCCGCAGGAGCGACCTGTACCTGTGAGTGCGGAAGTACAAAGTACACCGCCCCTAATACTTCCGGCAATCACACTTTCCAAGTGCATAATGTCGGCACATGGACAGTAAAGGCAGTTTCCGGCTCTGATACAGACTCTAAGTCAGTATCTATCACTTCCTCCGGGCAGTCTCGTAGTGTGGAACTGTCTTTCGTGAAAATTTATGGTATCAGTCGTGACATTACTGCTACCTCTCCCGCTTGGGCGAGAACGGATTCTGCTGTCGGTAAGACTGCCAAAGCCACCGTAGGCACAACGGCAGGTTCGAGTGACTTCAACAACTGTTACCCTTGGAGCGGCATTGTCCGTGAAACCCTATCCACGGGAGATGTGATGGTGAAAATACCTAAGTTTTGGTATCGCCGTTACCGTAGTGGAAATGTGGAATATCTCAAGATTGCAGATAAAGCCACGAGCGGGTTCACGCTTCACCCGGCGTTCAACCACGGCAGTGTGACAAAGGATTATATCTATGTGGGTGCTTATAAGACCACGAGTGGTAACAAGTCCGCTTCCGGCGTAAGCCCGTTGGTAAATCAGACGAGAGCGACCATGCGTTCCAACGCAAAAGCAAAGGGTACGGGTTGGGGCATTATCGACATTGCCGCGCTCTCCGCGATTCAGATGTTGATTCTCGTGGAATTTGCCAACAACAATGTGCAATCTGTCATTGGGCGCGGCTACTGTGACAGTAACAGTTCTGCCCTCAGTACAGGCACTTGCAATAATGTAAGTGGTCTCACGGGTAGACCTGCCGGAACAGACGGTAAGGTTGATGTGGTTTGGCGCGGTATCGAGGGTCTGTGGGGTAATGTATGGGAATGGGTCGATGGTGTCAACTGGAACAACGGCACTTACTATGTGTGCAATGACCCGTCCAAGTACGCGGACGATACCACTACGAACTACACCGCCCTCTCCTTTAAGGGAGCAACAAACTGGTCGAATAGCTATATCACGCAGGAGGGGATTGATACGGGTAGCAATCCTCATGTCATGCTCCCGTCTGCCGCAGGTAGTGGTAGCGAAACAACCTACGATTGTGACGCTTGTTGGTCGAGTTCGGGTTGGCGCGTCTTCGCGCACGGCGGTTTTTGGAGCTCTGGCTCGGTTTGCGGTCTCTTTGCGGCTGGTTTGAACTTTGACTCGTCCTATTCTTACTCGTACCTTGGGTCGCGCCTGCTTTATATCCCCTCTTGAGGGGGTGCGGGGGATTACCTCCCCCGCGTAAGTGGGTCGATACAAAACAGATAGAACTTTATAAGGCGAACAGTAAAAGCGCGTCTTCAAACACGGCGGTAATTGGAACAATGGCTCGAAATGCGGTCTCTTTACGGCTAATTTGAACAATGACTCGTCCAATTCTAACTCGAACATTGGGTCGCGCCTACTTTTGTTAAACAGCAGAAACCCACACAAGATACTGTCTCGCCGTACCCATTGGTAAAAAATAGTTTGGAGGGATAGGGTTAGTAAGTCTCTTGAACGCCCTATAAGAAACAAAAGCATGAAAAGAATTGGTTTCCTATACGAACAGATAGTTTCAGAAGAAAATTGCAGACTGGCTATTATCAATGCCGCGAAGCACAAGAAAAAGCGGAGTAATGTTCAGAAAGTCATAGACAATTTGGATTTCTACGCAAAAGACCTGTCTGAGCGGTTGGTTCGTTTAGATTTCATCTCTCCGTATCGGACTCGTATCATAAAGGACGGTCTGTCGGGCAAGGAGCGGGAATTGCAGATTCCGGCGTTCTATCCCGACCAGTGCGCTCACCATGCAATCGTGCAGGTGCTACAACCGCTCATTATGAAATCCTCCTATCATTGGAGTTGCGCGAATATCCCCAACAGGGGCATTGACCGCGCCGCCAAGGGAGTAGAGCGAGCAACCGTAAGAGACATCAAACACGCGAAATACTGCGTGAAGATGGACATTCACAAGTTCTATCCGTCAATCCCGCACGACAAACTGAAAACCTTTTTAGGTCGGAAAATCAAGGATAAAAAGGCGTTGGGTATTATCCATGTGGTAATCGACTCGTACTCGGCACAACCCGGACACGGAATACCTATTGGAAACTACACCTCGCCGTGGCTTGCAGAGTTTTATCTACAACCACTGGATTACTTCATCAAGCAGACCCTCGGTGTACGCTATTATGTCCGTTATGCCGATGATTTAGTCTTGATTGACAGTAACAAGAGAAAACACCGAAAAGCCCTCTACGCAGTCATAGCTTTCGTTGAGGAGCTTGGTTTGGAGATAAAACACGATTACCAATTATTTCGTATTCAACGAAACTGTAAGAGCAGGACACACCGCAGAGGGAGAAAGATTGATTTTGTAGGTCGGTGCTTTGGTATTAAGGTTACGACCATACGAAAAAGACGCGCTCTCGCCCTTATGCGACAAAGCCGCCACATTTGGAAAATCCAAAAACGAAACGGAGTTGTATCGTTCCGTATGGCGGCAGGTTTCCTGTCACGGTGTTCCTGTTTCAAACATACTGACTCGCTCGGTATGAAAAAGAAATATTACGATACGGTCAACATCAAGAAATTAAAGGAGGTAGTCAGAAATGAGAGTAAAAGGAAATGTCTCTCCTGTAACCCTGTCAATGGAGTCTTACCTGCCGTTGGAGGGGTATGTGGAGGTCAGACTGCGTGAGAACATCAAGGAGGTCACAGAGACCGACCCGCAGACGGAAACCTCTGTCACCATGTTTGAGTACGATGAGTACACTTTCCTTTTGAAAGACCGTGAGGGCTTGCAGGAGGATATTGAGAGCAATCTTAGCGATTGGCTCATCACTGGCAGGACGCTTGAAGTCAATGAGAGTGCAAGCATTGTGCAGGACATGAAAGCGGCTCTTGAGATTTTGGAGGTGAACAGATAATGGCACAGCTTTATATTGAGAGTGCAAAAAAGCTCAAGGAACAGATTGACAGCAATCAGAAAATCGTTGACACCGTGGAAGCGGCGGGAGGTATCACTACCTCTGTTACGCAGTCGGACAAAATCGGCTTTGATTGGCTGAACTACTTTGTCAACAAGGTACTGGTTCGGCAGGAATATCAAGCGCAGGAGAGCCCTGTCGGTACTGCTGACAACCCCTTTGTGTGGGAGGAGAATATGACTCTCATTACCAACGGCTTTTACACCCATGATGGAGTTCGTAAGGTTTGGGTGGGAGAAACTGGTGTAACCGCCGCATGGGACGATAAGGATTGGGAGGTCATGTAAATCCTCACATTCAAACAGAAAGGAAATTAACCACATGGTTTCTGAAAGCACACTGATTATCAGTATTGTGGGGGCGGTCTTTGCAAGCACTGGCTTTTGGGCGTTCCTCACGAGTCTTATTCAGAGTAAGAAAACAAAAGACAGTACAGAGGGGCAAATGCTGAAAGGTCTCGGACACGACCGCATTTGCCACCTCGGAGGAAGCTATATTCGGAGAGGGTATATCACCAAAGACGAATATGAAAATCTGCACGATTATTTATACTTACCGTATAAAAAATTGGGTGGAAACGGTACTGCCGAAAAGATAATGAAAGAGGTAGAGCGTCTTTCGCTCAAGGACAAGGAGGAATAATCTATGGACGAAAAGAACACCCACGATGTAGTTACGCCCGAAATGTTGGACGAACTGAGCAATGGAAAGGGGGACGATGAAGATGAGTAACAGTCCACTCGTGAGCTACACTCGGATTTCGCCTAACAAGACGAGTCCGCGTAAGAACAAAATCGACACCATCACCATTCACTGTGTCGTAGGACAGTGTTCCGTGGAAACCCTCGGCAATGTCTTTGCCCCGACTTCCCGACAGGCAAGCTCCAACTACGGTGTTGGGTACGATGGCAAAATCGGTATGTATGTCGAGGAGAAAGACCGCTCTTGGTGTACTTCCAGTGCCGCGAACGACAACCGCGCTATCACCATCGAAGTCGCAAGCGACACCAAGCACCCCTACGCGGTCAACAACAAGGCATACGCCGCTATGCTCGACCTCGTGACCGACATTTGCCGCCGTAACGGTATCAAGAAATTGGTATGGTCTACGGACAAGAACAAGCGTATGAATCACTTGGACGGTTGTAACATGACCGTACACAGAGATTATGCGAACAAGTCCTGCCCCGGCGATTACCTCTACAACCGTCACGGGGAGATTGCCGCAGAGGTCAACAAGCGGCTCGGAGCGACTGTTGACACACCTGCCAAGGAGGACAAGCCTACGCCCTCTGTGACGAGTTCCGTCAAGGCAGGTGATACCGTCAAAATCCTCTCCGGCGCGACCTATTACAACGGCAAGGCAATCCCCGGTTGGGTCAAGAACAAGAAATGGATTGTCCGTGAGGTCAGCGGTGACAGGGCGGTTATCGACAAGTCTGAGGACGGAAAGAACGCGATTTGCAGTCCCATCAACACGCAATATCTGAGTGTTGTTTCTGCCGCTTCTACGCCCTCTCAGAGCGTGTGGACACCGCAGGTAGGGGATTATGTCTCTTTTACTGGAAAAGTCCACTACGCAAGCTCTAACAGCGACAGAGAGGTGTCCTGTAAGGGCGGTAAGGCAAAGATTACACAAATCTACGCCAAGGGCAAGCACCCGTACCATCTTGTCAATATGGGCGGCGGGTGTACGGTCTACGGTTGGGTTGACCGTAGCACTTTCACAAAAGCGTAAAGGAGGTCTGACGGCATGCGGAGGGTAAAGAAAAAGCCGCCGAAAGAGTTCTCCAAAAAGATACTCATTGCGGCGGGTATCATCAACACAGTCGTTATCGGCTTTACAATGGTAATGATTTGGCGTACTCTCGACCTCACGCCGCTTGCCTACCTCATACCGTCAGTAGCCGCCGAAGTTGCCACGGGAACAGGATTTTATTACTCCAAGGCAAAGGTCGAGAACCGAATAAAGCTGATGAAGCAAAACAAAGTTACACCTAACGACACACATTTTTCTGAAAATTATTGAGGAGGTATCACCATGATTGACATTACCAATGTTGTTTCCGCAGTTATCACTCTGCTCGTAGCGGTCATTACCACTTTCCTTATCCCCTATCTGAAAGAGAAAGTGGACGCTGAGAAGTTCGAGAAAATCAAGGCGTGGACAAAGGTTGCGGTCGAAGCCGCTGAGATGATTTACAACGGCGCAGGGCGTGGCGCGGAGAAGAAAGCCTATGTATTGGAATACTTGAACAGCAAGGGTTATAAGCTCGACTCCGACACCATTGACAAGCTGATTGAGTCCGCTGTCCTTGAACTGAAAAAGAGTTGAGTTGACCCCGCCTAAGTAGTCTAAGTAGTTAAAAATCGGTTTTTGCGTAAACTTTCGCTTAATACGCGCGTACTTAGAGGAAGTTACACGCAAAAACCGAAAAACAACTACTTTGACTACTTAGACCACTCCCGTGGCAAAGAAAAAGAACGCACGATTATCGTGCGTTCTCTATCTTGTAAACAAACCCAAAAGTGTGTTTTATGAAGAACACAGAGTTCGGATTTGCACTGTTTGGTGGAGCATAACACCCAATATCCGAACTCGTGAGAGTAACGGTATTATTGCCCGAAAGATTGAATGTTAGCACAATCCGCTTTCCACCATCTTCATCATCATACACATATACTGAGTTTACCAATGTATCAATCACGCGCCGTTGGTAATCCTCATCATCAACATTCCCGCTCTTGAACGAAGTAAGCCAATACCTAATGCGGTTCTCGTTCAAGAGCGGTTTTTTCATTTCCTCACGGGCAATACGCCCCTCAATATCGGACTTTTCTTGTTCCAGTTCGTCAAGGCGTTCTTTGGTTGCGGAGGAGATGATACCTTGCTCTATTGCAGAGACAAGGTTTTTTATTTTTCTCTGTACCTCTTTCAACTCAGACCGTAACCCATCAAGATAGGTTGTATCGGCTGACTCTTTTTCGATTATCTCCATAGCTCGTTTTGCGATACGGGCGATATTCTCATCAGTCAACACATTCTGAACTGTGTAGCGGACTACCAGTTTCTCTATCCAGTCTTTTCGTTCGGATTTCTTTTTGCAAGCGTGTTCCCGCTTGGCTTTTGTGCATTTGTAGTAATAATGCACCTGCCCTGTTTTTGATGTGCCGCTCTCACCGACCATCGGACTACCACAATGACCGCAGAACAGCTTGGTAGTCAGCAGATAGTTTTCGTGGGCTTTTGCCTTTGCCCTCGCTTTCCCATTGTGTTTGAGCATAGCCTGTACTTTCTCGAACAGGGGCTTATCTATGATAGCTGGCATACCATCGGGGATAACAATGTCCATGAGCTTGTATGTGCCGATGTACTTCTCGTTTCGGAGAATGGTCTTGAGACTGTTCTTGTTAAAAGCGTTACCTCGCGCTGTCTTATACCCTCGTTCGTTGCAGTAGTTGATAATTTGGGTAGCTGACATACCATCTGCGTAGAGCTGAAATATCTCCTGCACGATTTTCGACCCAACAGGGTCAATGGCGTACTTTCTGTCCTCACCTACGGTATAACCAAGCAGGAGGTTCGCCCCGCCCGTGGCAAGCCCTTGGAGGGCGTTCTCTCTTATACCGCGCTTGATATTACGAGCAAGGTTCTCAGAGTAATATTCAGCATACCCCTCAAGAACAGACTCAAGGATAATGCCCTCTGGCGTGTCCGGCATGGGTTGTTTGGCGTAATAGACTCGTACCCCATTCTTTTTCAGTTTGGCTTTGTAGATGGCAGAGTCATACCTGTTACGGGCAAAACGGTCAAGGGTATACATGATTACCGCTTCAAACTGTCCCTTTTCGCTGTCCTTGATGAGACGCTGAAAGCTCGGACGATTATCTGTCTTGCCGGAAATGGCGCGGTCAATATATTCGTTTATGATGGTAAATCCATTTTTGAGGGCAAATTCGTGACACTCTCGAAGCTGACCCTCTATGGACTCCTCTCTTTGATTATGGCTCGAATATCGAGCGTAAATTACCGCTTTCGTAGTCTCACCTCCAATTCACGCTTTCGGTAAAGTAACCCAATGGGAATGACGCGCTCAACCGATAGCGTTTGCTTTATCCCCCTCATATTCTTTTCGGTCTCCGAAGTCATAGACCATAGCCATAAACTCATGCTTGGCTCGGCGTGGTAAGGAGCGATAGACCTTTAGAATGTCCTCCTCGTCCTCATTTTCGGGTACAGCTTTCTCACAGCAGAGGTCTTCTTCATCGGCAAAAAAGTCCATTACAGAGCATTGCAGAATTTTGGCGAGAGCAAGCAATTCCTCTTGGTTTGGTATAGAACCTCGTTTATTGATGGCAGTCGTGTATGAAGACTGTCCATTTTTTATTTGTTTGATAACGGCGGTTAGGTTCGTGCCACGCTCGGCACAGATACGGTTGATGTTCTCTGCAAAAGTCATAGAGTTCCCTCCTCAGAAAATAATTCGGATTTTTTGAATTTACCTCTTGACAATTCAGATAATAAGAATTATACTAAGAACAAGAAGTTCGGAATATCCGAATTGACAATAAGAAACCGACCTCTCGAAAACGGCAATTTTCGGGAAGTTGAAGCGGATTAGTCCTATAACAATAATAACAATAATTCGTCTTTTTTGTCAATAGCAATTCCGATTTCAAGAACCACGAAAGGAGGAAATCTCGATGAGTCAGATTCAGAAGCGAATGGAAGCACTCGGTGTAAAGCAGGTGGACATGATTCTTGAACTGCGTAAGCGAGGTATCACAGTTCAGCCGCCCGAAATGTCGAGTATCATTCGCGGGGTCTATACCTATCCCAAGGCGAAGCGAGTCCTCGATGAATGTGACAAAATCCTCACTGAACTTGAAGCTCACTGAGTCACAGGTGAGCGACCTCGCAAGACCATTGATGGGGATTTTGGAACGGTTCTACCAAGACCCTAAAAACGAGGAGGACTATCAAAAATGGCTACTGAGTGTAGAAGAACTAAACAGCGAGTCAACAGAAATCGGCTCGTAAGATTACTTATCGTCCTTGTAGTGATTGCGGCAATCGCGTTCGGAATCGGCAGAGTGACCGCTCCCGCAAAGACAAAAACCGTTACAGTCACGGAAACCGTAGAAGTCCCCGTATATAGCACAGACAAGCTCCCCGAAGTATCGGACATCTTTTATTTCGATGTTCCTCTCTCACATAGCTTGCAGAGGTTCATCTACGAGGTGTGCGCCGATGAGAATGTCCCTGTAACACTCATCTATGCAATGATTGAACATGAAAGCCAGTTTGACCCCGAAATCATCAGTAAGACGGACGATTACGGACTCATGCAAATCAACGCGGTCAACCACACATGGCTCAACGAGGAGTATCGGTGTGCGGATATGCTTGACCCGTATCAGAATGTGTTCTGCGGCGTGAAAATCATCGGGTCGTATGTTAATCGTTATGACGGAGACCTCACGAAAGCTCTCATGGCTTACAACATGGGGGACTACGGTGCGAGAAAAGCATGGGAGAACGGAGTTGATAAAATCTCCTACTCCACCACTATTCTTGGACTCATGGAGAATTACGAGGAGGTGCTTCAAAATGCCAAGGGTAATTGAGTTGGTAGATAAGAAAATTGAGACCCTGTTCAATCGACAGGACTTTGAGTACCTGCTCGAACGGTACATGGGTTATGAAGCGGTCGAATACCTCCGTGAACTGATTGATGAGATTGAGGAGAATCACAGAGAGGTCGTAGACGAACTCCAAGCTGAAATCCATGACCTCAAAATCGACATAGACAATTTGGAGTCGGAGGTGCGCCGTGAGCAACAGAAAAACAGGGAATAGCTTTGAAACTGAGTTTTGCGACCTGCTATTCCAACACGGCTATTGGGTACACAATCTCGCGCAAAACGCGGCAGGACAACCCGCAGATGTTATCGCCGTAAAAAACGGTGTGCCGTATCTGATTGATTGTAAGGTCTGCTCCGGCAAAACATTCAGCCTGTCTCGTATTGAGGAAAATCAGCGAATGTCAATGACTTTGTGGCGCAACTGCCTAAATGGTGAGGGGTGGTTTGCGGTGAAGTTCGGAGAAAACATCTATATGATTACTTTGAGTCGGCTCGACAGCATGATTTCAAAGAACCTGCCGGAAGAGCTGTTTCAGCGGTTCGCACTAACATTCGATGAATGGTTGGTGGCTGACGCATGAATGTGACCGTATCAAATGTCCTCACCATTGAAAACCCTACACAGGACGCATTGATGTGGTGTAAGCGCAACCTCGTGATTGCCAATCCCGAATACGCCAAAAAAGCTCGTATGCACTTTTGGCTCGGAAATACACCCGCAACGCTGACCCTGTACGAAAAGCGCGGAGACACTTTACTTCTCCCCTTTGGGACACTCCGAAACTTGCCGGACTGTATCGCCAAAGAAAGTACCTTTCGGAGCGCGTTTTCTGCACCTGTGAGCGTGTCTTACGGCGGGGTGGATATTCCACTCTATGATTACCAAAAGACCGCCGTGGACGCTGTGTACGCCGCGAAATACGGTATCTTGCAGAGTGCGGCAGGTAGCGGGAAAACGCAGATGGGGATTGCCCTTGTGAAGCGTTTTGGAAAACGAGCCTTGTGGCTCACCCACACACTTGACTTGCTCCGACAGAGTAAGGCTCGTGCCGAAATGTATATGGACTCAGACCTCATTGGAACTATCACAGAGGGCAAGGTCAACATCGGCAAGGGGATCACATTCGCCACCATTCAAACGATGTGTAAGCTCGACCTCGCGCAGTATAAGGACTTCTTTGATGTGATTGTGGTCGATGAGTGCCACCGTGTTGCAGGTACGCCAACCGCCGCAACGCAGTTCTACAAGGTTCTGAACAGCTTGGCGGCACGACATAAAATCGGTCTCTCCGCTACGGTACACCGCTCGGACGGAATGATTGAAGCCACCTATGCCCTACTCGGTCATGTAGTCTACACCGTTCCCGATGAAGCTGTGGGAGACAAGATTATGAAAGTAGGTATCACCCCTGTTGGGACAGGCGTGGAAATCAGCCGTGAATGTCTGAACTCAGACGGTACGCTGAACTACACCAAGCTCATTACCTACCTTTGCAACGATAATTACCGTATCGCGTTCATAGCGTCATGGATTGTGGCAGAAGCAGACCGTTCCTGCCTTATCCTGTCCGACAGACTGGAACATCTTGAGAGATTGATGAACGCGCTCCCTCAAAGCATGAGGGAAAAAGCCGTGATGATAAGCGGCAGTATGACAACGAAAAAAGGCAAAGCTGAACGAGAAACAGCGATTGAGGATATGAGGTGTGGCAAGAAAAAATACCTGTTCGCCACCTATTCTCTTGCGAAAGAGGGATTGGATATACCACGGTTGGAGCGGTTGTTCTTGGCAACACCGAAAAACGATTACGCGGTTATCACCCAAAGCATTGGTAGAATTGCTCGTACCTTTGATGGTAAAGAGGACGCTATCGCTTATGACTTTGTGGACAATATCCCATACCTCGTGAAGTCCTATAAAAAGCGGTGTACGACCTACCGAAAGAACGGGTGCTATTTCCGCTATACGGAGGGAGAGTGAGAAATGAAGCTGATTGTTTACGATGTGGAGGTTTTCAAGTTTGACTGGATTGTGGTGTTCAAAGATGTAGAAACGGGTACACACACGGTCATTCACAACGACAGCGAAGCTCTCAGAGAGTGCCTGTATGACGATGGTATTTATGTTGGTTTCAATTCCAAACATTACGACCAGTTCATCATCAAAGCCGCCGCAAACGATTTTTCCCCGCGGGAAATCAAGCGACTCAACGATTTCCTAATCGGCGGCGGTCGCGGTTGGGAGTACGCTCCGCTCAAAGCATTTTACTTCCGTTTCAACAATGTGGACATTCGAGATGATGTTCAGTTGGGTCTATCCCTCAAGGCTATCGAGGGTCACATGGGAATGGATATTCAAGAAACGGAGGTATCGTTCGACCTTGACAGACCGCTTACAGAGGAGGAACTGCAACAGACAATCCACTACTGTAAGCACGATGTAGACGCTACCCACGAGCTGATGAAGCTCAGAGCGGACTACCTCAAGACCAAAAAGAACCTTGGCAAACGAGCGGGAATTGATGAAGTCAAGTCTCTTGCCGCCACCAATGCCAAGTTGACCGCAATGATGTTACGGGCAGAGCGTAAGGAATGGGACGATGGGCGGGAATATGTCTATCCCGAAAACCTTGATACCGCCGTTATCCCCAAGCCGATACTGGACTTTTTCGAGACCATTCACGATAAGTCCATTCCCGATGAGGTACTGTTTAAGACCTCTTTCGAGATTGAGATTGGTGATATGCCTTGCAAGTATGCTTGGGGCGGTGTCCACGGTAGTTTGACAGGGTATTACGAGGAAGCGACAGAGAACAGGGTCATTCAGAACAGAGATGTATCAAGTCTATACCCCTCTCTGATTGAGATTTACAACTACCTGTCCCGCAATGTTCCAGACCCCGAACTATTCTATGCTATCAAGCGTGACCGCATACAGGCAAAGCACAATGGCGATAAGCAGACCGCAAAGGACTTGAAGCTACCACTCAACACCGTGTCCGGCGCACAGGAAAACCGCTACAACGACCTGTATGACCCTCTCCCGACCCGCTCTCTGCGAATATCGGGACAGTTGTTCCTCACGGTACTTACCATGCGCCTGTTGAACGCCTGTAAGACGATAAAACTCTTAAACCTCAACACCGATGGTCTGATGTACTCCATCGACAAATCGGAACTGGCTCTTGTGGACGAAATCGCCCACGCTTGGGAAGCCGAAACGAAGTTTGAACTTGAGGTAGATGATATTCAGCGGGTTTGGATTAAAGATGTGAACAACCTCTTGATGATTAAGACAAACGGCGAAGTCAAGACGGTTGGCGGTTATCTGAACTACGGTGTGTCCGTCAAGGGTGCATGGGCTATCAATAACAATATGGTTATTGTGAAAAAGGCTCTGATTGAGTATTTCGTCCACGGTACACCTGTTGAGGACACAATCAATGGCAGTACGGATATTTTCGATTTTCAGCTTATCGCCAAAGCAGGAGCGAAATACCGCGAAGCCTATCATATTGTCGATGGTGAACAAGTCCCTGTGCAGAAAGTAAACCGTGTGTACGCCACGGCAGACGAACGGTACGGGAAATTGTTCAAGGTCAAAGCTGAGACGGACGCTACTGCGAAAATCGAAATGCTCCCCGACCACTGTATCATCGACAACGACAATCACCTAACCATAGACGATGTGGACAGAACATTCTACATCGAAATGGCAAAAAAGCGAATCAATGATTTCTTGGGTATCAAACCCGAAAAGAAAAAAGGAGGAAAACGCAAAATGGCTACTACCGCAAAGAAAGAGACCGCCACGCTGAATGTTTATCAGAAATTGCTCAAGGCAAGGGAAATGTTCCTGCAAGCCGATGTGCAGAAGACGGGTAAAAATATGCACCTGTCGTTCAAGTATTTCGAGCTTGACGATATTGTGCCTACTGCCACCCGCATTTTCAGTGAGGTCGGTCTTATCCCTATCGTGACCTTTACCTCTGATGTGGCAACGATGAAGATTGTCAACATCGACAACCCCGATGAGGAGTATATCCCGTTTGTTGCCCCATTCAATCAGATTGCCCCGATTATCAGCAACGCCGGAAAACAGGCTACCAACGAAATGCAAGCTCTCGGCTCGTCCATCACCTATATGCGCCGTTACCTGTATATGATTGCGCTCGACATTTGCGAGAGCGACAGCATTGACGGTGAGCTTGGCAGACCTACTCCCGCACCCGCTCCGAAAGCTCCTCCGGCTACTCCCGAACAGCGGCAGGAAGTGAAGCAGGAACTCACCGCTCCGCAGGACAACGCAACCCCATTGCAGATTAAGGGTCTCAAGGCGGTGCTGAAAAAACTCAAGGACGCTGACTCGACTAAAGAGGAAATGATTGCTCAGATTGCAGTACAGACGGAGGGATTTACCTCTATCAGCAAGTCTGACTGCGAAATGCTCATTCAGAAAATCACCGCTATGCTTGAGGGAGGTAACGAATAATGGAATGGCTTGACAGTAAACAAATTAAAATCGCCCCGCCGAAGCGCACCAAGAAAGTTACGGGTACTCGTTTCGCCACCATTCTCGGACTGAACCCGTGGTCTACCCCGTTCGAGATGTGGCTTGCGATTACCAAGACCTATGAAGCTCCGTTCGAGGAAACAATCTATACTGCCGCAGGTAAGGCAATCGAACCGAAACAGGCTGAGTACATGAAGAAGTCCTACGGTATGGACATTATCACTCCGACTGACCGATACGGTGAGGATTATTTCAAATCCACTTGGGGTGATTTCTTCCCCAACAGTAAGCATTTCGGCGGTATGTGGGACTTCCTCGGTGTGGACGAGGACGGGACGGTTGATACGGTTCTCGAAATGAAAACCACCAAGCGTATCGAGGACTGGCAGAATGACGCTCCCGAATACTACGCTTTGCAAGCCGCTCTGTACGCCTACCTGCTCGGCGTGGACAATGTGATTATGGTAGCGTCTTTCCTTGAGGAAAAGGACTACGCTGACCCCACAAAGTATGTGCCGAACATCAAGAACACTATTACGGTAGAGTTCAAGGTGAGTGAGCGTTACCCCGATTTCGAGGACAAAATCAAGTTCGTTGAGAACTGGTGGGCTGAGTATGTGGACAGCGGTATTTCCCCTGTCTATGACGAGAAAAAGGACGCTGAACTGCTTGCGGCTCTGCGTACTCACAGTCTCGCTCCCGACACTGACATCAATGCCCTTATCACCGAAGCGGAAAGTCTCAAGAGTGAAATCGACAAAACTACCGCCACGGTTGCGGATAAGGAAAAGCGGCTCGGTGAAATCAACAACATCATCAAGGAACACGCTATGGGGCAGTTCCGTGAGGGTGATAAAAAGGTTGAAATCAAGGGTGCTACCTATACTTGGTCGGTGTCACGCTCGGAGACCACGACCATCGACAAAAAGGCTCTGGAAAAGGACGGTCTGCTTGAGAAGTATCAGAAGAAGTCCGAACAGTACCGTATGACAGTGAAATAAGGAGGATAAGGAAATGAAGTTCAAAAAGTTTGTAAAGTCCCTCGGTGCAGACGGTGTTCTGTACAACCGCTCCAATGGTGAACGCTGGCTCACCTCCGGCTCTATCTTCATGAAAGTTCCCGAAGACATTCGCACCGTCACTGCCTGTGATAGTGCCGAAATGCCCTCTCTAATTGAGGACATCATCAACTACGACACCTTCTCTCAGCCTTGTGCGTTGGTAGAAGCGGTCATGCCTGTTCCCGATGGTGTTATCAAGGACTGTGTGCGTATCTTCGCCACTGAGAACGGTATCGACAAAACTGCCATTGCCAACGATGGCTATGCCCTTATCGAGCGTGGTGACATCGTAGAAATGTATGTCACCGAGAAGATTTCCGCACTGGTTATCAAGAGACCTGTTGACCTCGTGGACGAGGAAATTGTCGGAGTTATTCTTCGCACTGACTACTAAGGAGGTAATTTACAATGGCAAGAATCCCTATGACAAGCGGTTTCACTCTTATCCCGGAGGGGACTTATGTGTTCCGCATTTATGATGTTTCTTACGATGAGGAGTTCGGCAAAATCGAGATTAAGCTCGTCAACGCGGCAGGTATGACGCAGACCGAACGCTTCACCATCAAAGATAAAAACGATGAACCGAACGAAAAGGCTCTGAACGCTTTCTCCTATTTTGCCAAGACTGCTATGGGTGATTATACCTTGGAGGACATCGACCCGATGGAGCTTATCGACCACTTCATCGAAGCAGAGGTCGTTCACACCAAGCTCCCGTCCAATAAAGACCCGAACAAGACCGTCACTTTCGCAAATCTCGGTGATAAAGCTCCTGCTGAGTATTTTGATACCGACCCAGTGTCCCGTGCGCTGACGCTCGGTAAGGACAAGACCACCGCTCCTGCTCCTCAGAAACAGGCTACTGCTCCCGCTCCTGCCGCACCGAAAAAGGGTCTTGACCTTGACGCACTGCTCGGAGGTTGATGGGTATGGGGAGCGAAAGCTCCCCTCCCTCTAAGGAGGTATCGTAAATGGAATTACAGGACAGTGGAAACCGTAGAGCGTTCGAGTCCGGCGCAGTACGCGACATTTGCGAGGGTAAAGGCAGGTGTGACCTGCTCCCGCTTGATATTGTCGCTGACATTATGAACGATGAAATTCTTTGCTATATCGACCAGTATGTTCGCTCCGGCAACAGAACCTCTCTTGTAAAAGCAATCAAGTCTTTTTCAGAAGCTCGATATGGGACTCTCAACACAGCTATGTTGGAAGTCTCCAAACACTACGAGGACGGTTGCAACAAATACGGGGAACGGAACTGGCAAAAGGGTATTCCCCTCCACTGTTATATCGACAGTGGTGTACGCCACTATATCAAGTTCACCCGTGGTGACGATGATGAACCTCATGACAGAGCGTTTCTATGGAATATGCTTGGTGCGTTGTGGACACAGAATTATCACCCCGAATGTTGCGACCTACCATTCACTGAGGAGGTGCAGAAATGACCGATAAAGAACGCCTTGACCTTATGATGGCAACAAACCTCTCCGAAATCGTCAATGAGGATTTCCTCAAGTGGCTTGCGGAAAGTGGATTTTTCACCGCTCCGGCAAGCACCAAGTACCACGGCAATTACGAGGGCGGTCTGTTCGACCATTCCTTTATGGTGATGAACCTGCTCGTAGAATTGTCTGCGGCGAACGGTCTCAAATGGAAACGCCCCGCGAGTCCGTTCCTCGTGGGTATGTTCCACGACCTGTGCAAAATCGACCAGTACCGCATTGACAACAGCACCCCGTACACCGTGGGTGAACCTACTCGGTATGAGTATAACCCTAACACGATGTATAAAGGGCATGGCGATAAGTCCATTATCCTGCTCTCTCAGTTTACCACACTGACTGATGAGGAGACCGCCTGTATTCGATACCACATGGGCGCGTTCACTGAGAAAGAGGAATGGCGGGACTACACCCGTGCCGTACACGCTTTCCCGAATGTCCTGTGGACACATCAAGCGGATATGCTTGCGTCCCATGTAGTAGGGATTTGACGATGGCGGTATTCAAGAAAGCAAACGGTCACATTTTCGGCGTTCAATTTTCTTCCAAAGAGCAGAAAGCGATTGACGCTGAAATCCTCCGACAGTGCGCGGAGTACGACAAAAAGAACGCCGATGAGGTGGACGCACTGATTTTGTGGTTGCTCCATGAAAAGTTCGGGTTCGGTAAGAAGCGGCTGAGAGCTTTCTACGATTACTTCTCCACCGAACTGGACGCACTGGTTAAGCGGTATGAAATGGGAGACGAGGACAAGGCGTGGCTCTGCTCCCGAAAACTGAGAGATTACGGAATTGATATTTCCGAATGGAATAAGGAGGAAAAGAAATGAGTTATAAGCTCAAGACTGTAAACGGTAAGGTTGCTTTCCTGCTCAAGACGGGTAAGGATTTTGTGAAAAATCAGATGGCTGTTGCTTCCGCACAGCACATTATCGACACGGGCGAGGTCAAAAAGTCCGATATTGAGGGCTACCCCATCAATGTAGACGATAAGTGGTACTTTGCCGGAGAGGTGTTTAAGAAGTCCGCTTCCCGTAAGACGGAGGGTGTTGCGAAATGAGAACATTTTACTCCGAATATGTCCAACACTGTATGCGTTTCTATGCCCGTCACACCAACCCGAAGTTTCGCAGTGACGCGAATAAAAAGAATTGGTTCGCCTGTGATAGCGCACTGAAAGGCTTTACCGATAAGGAGCGGGAAATGCTCCTCACCGTCTATCGTGAGGGTGACACCATTCCCGATAATATCTATAACCTTTCTGTGGCACTGGAAATCAAACAGGACATCATTTGGAAGCTCGTAAATGAGCTTGAACGCAAAGTTGCGAAAAGGAGGGGACTTGTGTGAACCACTACGAGAACATACCCGAAGAACTGAAAAATCTGCGTCAGTGGGTCTGTACTCGTGGGGATAACAAAGTCCCGATGAAAGCATGGGAGAATGAAGCCGCGTCCTCTGTCAATCCGCAGACATGGGCTGATTTCGATACGGCGCACAAATCCGTGTCGGAGGGTCACTACGACTACTGTGGGTTCGTGTTTAACGACAACGGACTTGTGGGTGTGGACATTGACGCGGGATATGACGAGGACGGGTTTCTCTCTCAGCTTGCCGCTGACATTATCGGGAAGTGCCAAAGCTATACGGAGAAATCCAAAAGCGGACGCGGCTTTCATATCCTGCTCAGAGGTGACTTGCCCTTTAAGGGCAAGAACAACCTCGCCGGGGTAGAGATATATAAGTCCTCCCGATACTTCATTATGACAGGCGATACGCTCCTCTATCGTACTATCGAGGAAAATCAGAGCGCGATTGAGTACATTGTCGATAAGTATTTTCCCGATACCCGACAGGAGAAAGAGAACCCGACCTTTGGCGGTCGTATCTACTGCCCGATATGGGAAATGCCAGAAAACAATCGTATCAAGCTCCGTCCTGTCTATCCTCGCATACCAAACGGAAGCCGCAATATCTGTCTCACCTCCCTTGCCGGTATGCTCCACAACCAAGGGTACAGCAAGCAACAGATATATGACGAACTGCTCTACTGCAATACAGTTGCCTGTGACCCTCCTCTCGACAGAGGTGAGATACGGACAATCTGTAACAGTGTGACACGGTACAAACGATGAAGTACGAACCATACCACGCGCTCATAAACGCGATTATCCTACAAGCGGTCAAGGATTACCGTACAGCGTTGAGTGATAAGAACACCTCCGGCATAAAGGAATGTGAGAGGTTCTTCCGCTCCGATTGGTTCACTTTTCTCACCGATGTTGACGGGGAAATCATTATCTGGCAGGTTCAAAGGGAGATAGCACGAAAAAGATAAATAATTGCACAAAAGATATTGACAGATAATCTTTTTCGTATTATACTCCAATCGTAAAGAGACAAGAAATAGTCTCAATAAGATTAAGGAGGTTTTACGAAATGACTGAGTATTACCGTGGGGACATTTTCTACATAACGCCGTTTTATACGGTCACTGGCTCTGAGCAGAGAGCAGGTAGACCCGGTGTAATTGTGTCGAATGACGCAAACAACAAATATTCCCCGAATGTGGAGATTGTGTTTCTGACCTCACAGGAAAAGAAACCGCTCCCCACCCATGTCCCGGTGATGTGCCGTGTTCCGTCCACTGCCCTCTGCGAGAACATTCAGACGGTATCGAAAGACAGGCTCTCCACATTCATTAAGTCCTGCACCACGAAAGAGCTGAAAAACATCGACAACGCTCTGCGGGTGTCCCTTGGTATCAGCGACTTCTCACCCGTTGGGGGGGGGATTGAGGAAACTGCACCGCAGGAAAGCTCACACGCAGAGGTGGAGCGCGACCTTTACAAGTCTCTCTACGAGCAAATTCTTGATAAACTGATGGGAGGAAACAACCGATGATTAAAGTAGAAAACATCGACACTTGGGGTTTTGAACACACTATCCGTGGCATGAGAAACCCGTTGAACAGTTGGGCGAGGTCGGACAGTCACGCCGGAGAACCCGATTGCTTTGAGAACTGCGGTAACTGCACCTTGGGTGAGTTCTTTGTCGGTGAGAACGACCTCAAGCTCATGCGAAAGCTATATGCCGCAGGACAGCCGCACAGAAAGTACCTCCGACAGATTTTCGCTGTCATGGACATTACTGCTCCGCTCTACTGGTGGAAAGAGTTTGACACCTATAAGGTCGGCACGACTGCCAACTCCTGCTCTACCATGCACAAAATCGCGGCAAAAGAGTTCACGCTCTCTGATTTCAGCACAGAACATCTTACGGGAATGTCTATTGCCGCTCTCGACCATGTGCTTGATGTGATAAACCTCGAACGGAGTCATTACATCGTGACAAAGGATAAGGACTGTTGGTGGCAGATGATTCAGCTCCTCCCGTCCAGTTACAATCAGCGGCGCACCGTCAGCATGACCTATGAAAATGTGATGAATATGCTTGACTACCGCGAGGGTCACAAACTGGACGAGTGGCGGGAGTTCTGCAAAATTCTGAAACAATTACCGTATGTGGAGGAGATTAGAGATGGCAGGTGACAGAGAACTTTTTGAATTGAGCAATGGCAGGTGCATTATGGACGAAGACCTGTCCGACAAAATGTATATTATCAAGTCCTATCACCCCGAACGAGCAGACGAAACCTCCTCCGGCTTTGAGTGGTCTGAAATGGGTATGGCGAACCTGTTCGGTATGCTCTATAACCGAGAAGCGCGGTACTGTACCGAACACAAGAGTTGGTATACCTACTTTGAGGGTGCATGGCGTAAAGACGAGGGCGCAATCCTTGTCTCCGAGAAAATCAAGGACTTTGTGCGCTTGATGATACTATACTGCGGCGAGATTACGGACGATGATACCCGCAAGGCGTATACCTCGTTCGTAAACAAGATGGGTGACAGGCGTATGCGCGACCGCATACTCAAGGACGCTACGGGCGAACTCCGCATTTCCGCTACGGATTTCGACTCTAACCCCTACCTCATCAACTGTCTCAATGGTACTTACTCTTTAGAGGACTACTCGTTCCGTGAACCACGGTGGGACGATTTTCTCACAATGCAGACCCGCTTCCGGCACACGGTACGCCGTGATGTGAAGTGCAAGCGGTGGGAGCGGTTCATTGATGAGGTTACACAGGGCGATAAAGACAAGGCAGATTTCCTGCAACGCGCTCTTGGGTACTCCATGCTTGGCATGAGCAACGAGGAGTGTATGTTTATCCTCCACGGCAAAACGACTCGCAACGGCAAGTCCACCTTGCTCAATACCATTGAGTATATGCTTGGGGACTACGCCAAGGTTGCCCCTGTCGGCATGATTTGCCGAGGAGACAGACAGAAAGACGCAGAAGCCGCTTCCCCTACCCTTGCCGGACTGAAAGGCAAGAGGTTTGTCACAATGAGCGAGAGCAACGAGTATGGCAAACTGGACGAGGAGAAAATCAAACAGCTTACAGGTGGTGAGGAAATCTCCGCTCGTGCGCTCTATCAGACCGCTATCACCTATCGCCCTCAGTTTACCTTGTGGCTCTCCTGTAATGACCTGCCGATGGTTACGGATAAATCCCTGTTCGCTTCTCAGCGTATCAAAGTTATCGAGTTCAATCGGCACTTTACGCCGGAGGAACAGGACACGCACCTCAAGGACGAGCTGACCTCCACGGAAGCCATGAGCGGTATTTTCATGTGGCTTGTGCGAGGATATATCAAGTACAAGGAGAACGGTCTTACAATGTCCAAGAGCTTGTCCGAGGTTGTTGAACGGTACGAGCGGGACAACGACCTTGTGTTGCAGTTCCTTGAAAGCCGTTGTGTGCGATTGACCGATTACTCCGATAACAGGACTGACGCTAAGAACAATATCATCAAGGCGAAAGACCTATATCAAGCGTTCAAGCTGTGGGCGAAGTCTGAGGGTGCGTATGTGTTGTCGGCACGAAAGTTCAATGCCGAGATGGAACGCCACCCGGAATGGTTTGACCGTAAATCGACTTCCAGTGGATTTATGATTTATTGGGGCTTGAAGCTCAAGGAGGTAGTGTAAATGAACGCTTCTTGCTTAGACGAGAAAGGACGCTTTAAGTCCTGCCCGTACAGAGTATATACAGATGAGCATAAGGCGGTTTTGAGGGGACAGGGTGATTTCACCTCGCAGTGTTTTTACCCGTGCATTGGTGAGGGGTGTATTGCATACCATGTTGGCGTTTGCCTACGCCTTGCTGTCGCGCTAAAGGAGGCCAAATAATGCCAAGAGTATTGACAGTAGACGGCGGTGTAAAAATCGGCGCATACCGATTCCCCGATAGGAAAAAGCCCTGTCTCTGTGTGGAGAAAGGAAATGTCTGTACTGTGTATGGACATTTCATCGACACTGACAGAGCGAATAAGTTTATGAACGAGCTTGCCGCCCTTGTGGGTGCGATAAATGACAAGGAGGAATTGGAATGAGAAATCTTGAAAACTGGACAGAGGTAACGAGAGGTCTTTATCGTTATGTGATTGCCGCCAAAGTTTGCTATGAACTTCATATCCTGCATTGGTGCTTTGATACCGATATTCTCACGGCGAAAGCGTCTGTGTATCTCGTGGGGAATTGGGTACAGTCTGACGGTAACTCTTTCTTTGAGCGTGAACCTATCCTTATGTGCCGCCCTGTCTTTGAGTGCCTTGAAGCCGCAGAGAAAGACAACGCCGAGAATAATCAGTAAGGAGGTATCGGAAAATGACGAACGATGAACACCGCCCGACAGGGCTACTCCATTCTGCTGACGAACTGCGTCAGCTTATTCGTGAAAACCCTACCCTCCCGCTTATCGTGTTTGCAGGTGATGAAGCCAACAGCGGGGACTACTCGTATATGAGTTGCAGTTATATTAAAGCGTATAAGGGAGAATTTCTCGACTGTACTCAAACCGTCAACGACTGTATGTGCTTCACCGACAGGGACGAGTTCGAGGAAGCCATTGCAGATAGTCTCGCCGACAGGGATTGCACTGATGAGGAGTTTGTAGTCCTCAAATCGGTAGAGGTCAAGCGAATTATCGACTATGATTGCGAGGAGGGTTACTCATGGAAATGATGGACAAATGCCCGTTCGATGTTCCTACCTGCAAGTGTTACGACTGTGTGTGCAATAGTCGCTACAAGGACTGCGACCACGGATATTGTATCACCTGTTTTGAGTGTTTGAATGAAAGCAAGGCG